GCTGTTGTTCTCCGGGTTGAAGTCTTTGTGGTCGACTTCTTTTCCGTCTCCCTTAGATACTCTCCCAGCCCGTTCCATATGTCTACGAGCCTTGTTACGCGCAGCACGACGTTTTTTCTGACGTTCTGTACCGCCATGCTCACGATATTCTTTGTCATAATCGCGCTGCGCCACCTAATACACTCTACGCTGTCTTAATTTTAACTTCTCCAGATTGAACAGCAGTAAAATGTTCTTCACGAGCTTGAACACCTGCTTCTCGACACCACTCATCCCACAAGTCGGTAAAAAGCCCGTCGGTGCGGCCCGATCGTTGATATAAAAATTCCGTAAAAAGAGCTTTACGGTTTTCCTGCTCTGCATTCCATTCTTCGAAAATCTTGCTGTAGTTACTCATTTGTGAGCTTTGATGTACCAACCAGAACTGTAGCCTTTTTCGACCATCCATCGATCACTTAAATGCTTTTTCGAATATTTTCTAAACGAGCCGCATTCAGACGTATAAACACCGCTGTAGACATCAAGGTCGCCAAAGGGATCGTGAACTATTAAATTTTCTCGGTCTTTTGTTACTCCTACAGCGACAATCCAATGGCCCGAACCACTCGGATTCTCTACAGGACCAAAATGTAGAATCCCCAAAGGCACAGGGATACCTTCATTTATAAGCTCTTCAACCGCTGACCAATCTCCGTCCTGCCTAAACTCAGCATTCAAATCGTAATGACTGAGTGCTTTTATCTGAACCCAAGCCTCAGTGCCATCACCTAGATCACTGACGCTTTCTAGATAATCCTCATAATCATCAAAAGACCTTTCTCTAAGAGTCTTTAAAAGCATCGCGCAAGCACTGCTAAAACAAGTGTTATCAACACCATCAAATCCAAGATGATGACGGAAAAAAGGGGTTTCTAACTGTATGTGATGGTTCGGTATGTATTCAATTTTTTCATTAAGATCATTTATTACCTTCCAATCTGGATCGTAGAAATACCACGAGGTGTCAGGGTTTGATTTAAGAACTACTTCTTTAAACAAAGCACCTGCAGTTACAACTATTTTTAACCACTCCCAAGCGCTGCCTTTGGGTACAAAAAGCTTTTCCTCTGCTTGTAGATACTCAGGATCAGCAGGGAACCTTGTTAACCAGGTGTCTGTTTTAGCGAGAATTGAGTGACCTAAAAGGGGGTGTTTAGTCTTTCCCATCCGTATTGTCCTCTTTTCTCTCACATTGACTCACGGTCTCTTCGATAGATACATAGTACGAGGAAGAGGTGCGTTTGCCCTCTTCCATCGACTCTTTTATTTTTTTAGCGAGCAAGCACTCCCAGTCTTGAGGATTAGACATGACTCACTCAGTTTTACCTATTTAAGATCAGGCAGCAGTATACGTCACTCGATAAACAGAAGGAGAGCGATCGGTTTTCTCCACATACAGATAATTTTCGACGGATGCGCCCACGCTGAAAGTGAATGACACATCGATGCGTCCAGAGGTTTTAGGAGCGTCAACTTCGCCCAAAATCGAACCATTGACACCACTCATGACGTAGACACGGCGGACAGCTTCGGAACCTGCTGAAAGAGTTACAGTTCCTGTGCCAGTTGCACTTGAAGTCACTCCATATTTGTCAGCACGCTTGCGAGAACCCTCAGAAGTGTCTTCAGTGGTGCTGTTGACAGTAACGTTGCCGCCGTTTTCGGAGCGATACTGGCCGAAGCGGGTGATACCAGCAGGAGCAGCTCCGAGCTCACGATTAAAAGTGACCTCAGCCATCGGAATAAATGATCAATGATTACCTTTATTTTAGTCTTAAAGGGTATGACTTAGATTTGATTTACCAGCTATGGAATCATGCGGTACAACAAGCTCAACGCCGCAGTCTATGAACTGACTGAGTTTTTATTTCGGTTTTGGCCATCGCTGAGAAAGAACAAATGGGTGACATTGGCTCGGCTTAACTGCAGGGATGATTGGGCAGAATTTAGAACTCAGTTAGTAATGAAAGAGGTAGATGAAGAAATTAAAGAACTACATGAGTGCTGGGATACTCAGGAAGCGGAAGACTTTTACCCCGGTTTTCAGGCAATTTATTTTTTTAAGGATAATCGCAACGAACCGTTAGGAGGAGAAATGGGCTACTCCTATGAATTATTCGAAGATAAATCTGAAAATTTCGACGACGAGCCTGAAGGAGGAGAGACAACCTACTCCCGCAGGGCATTCGAAGATAAATCTGAAAATTTTGACGATTAGTCGTCGTAAATCAAACAACCAGGAGATTGAGGATCTTTTTCACAACGCTCCTCCCAGTAAGCTTCTTTTTGAGTCTTAGGACGCTCAAAATGGAGGACTTTTTCTTCTTCTCTAGTGTCAGAAGAAGACATCGGGCAAGCTTGATCGGTCATTTTTTCGACTTCTTGTAGGACCGAGCTTTTTTCTTAGCTCTTACACAGTTTGGCACCATTTTTCCCGATTTCTTACTTTTTTTCATTCCCTCCATAACGTAACCGTCCCAGCAAGGTCCTTGTTTAGCCATTGTTTTTAGATGCTTTGTACGACCGAGCTTTTTTGCCAGCCCGTTTGGCTTTTTCAGTGTTGGCTACGTGAGTGTTTACAGGTTTACCTCGTGTAGCGTTCTTCTTTTTCTCGTCCGTTGCTTTGCGCTCTTCTTTTGACATCGAAGCCCACGCTGCCTTCGGTAGGTAGCGCTCCGTTCGACCTTTTTCGCGAGCTCTATCAGCCACGTTTATTGAGCTTTTTAAATATTTTACGTGCTTTGCGGAGAAGTTTCTGAGCTTCCTCTCGGTTGATGCACTCTTGTGCTTTTCGAGCAATCTTCAACAGTTTTCGCTGCTGCTTTAATAAGTTCACTTTTTCTTCTTTTCATACTCTTCTCTAGTCTGCCAGTCTTCCTTACTCCATTTAGAGAGTTTATTTTTGCTTGATTTTTTACCTTCGTACTTGCCGCCCATCTCTTTATAGTATTTTGTAGCTAATTGCATAGCGCGTGCAGAGTGACCGCCCATTTTCTTACGGGCTTTCCGCTTAGCTCGCTCCCACTTTTCAGGGTGCTTTTTCTTAGCGGTTTCTGCCACTTACAATCTCCCGATAACTCTTATAGTTTATATGACTGAACAATAGTTCTCAGCCATGAACGAAGAAGAAAACAAGCGTTCATACGAGTGGTTGGCAGAGATTGTGAAAGTGTCAGTACTCAGTTGGAGTGCCGCTTTATTGACACTTTCTTACATGGGTTATTTTCAAAAAATGGACCCAACTTTTATAGCCAGTATTTTTTCTGGATCTTTGGCTGGTTACGGTATTAGCCGGGCTTCGGATGTAAATAGGAAACAAAAAGACACTAAAGTAGAAGTAAACAACCCACCCAAGACAAAACCATGAAAACACTCAAATGGTTAGCTGTTTTTGGTTTATTAATTTCAACACCCGCTTTTGCACAAGTCGCGCCTTCGTTTACGCAGGGTTCGATGAACAGCACCACTACTACTGAGCAAACGATTACTGAAACAATTTCGATCGAAAAGTACGGCGGAGCTTATAACAGCTTTACAGGCCACAATGTAACTCCGAGTGCCGAAATCGGAGGTTCAAGTACAACCTATTCGATGACTTCTGGAGCAGAAAATTGGCAGCTGGAAATCACCTCGCGAGCAGCTGGAGTAATCGAAACCCAGGACATCGAGCGAACGATCGAAACCACTTCAACAACCACTTCCTTAAGTGTGTTCTCTCAGTAATACTTTTTTGGGGAGGAGCCGCCCACGCTCAGAACGACGGGACAACTGTCGTTGCGAATCCTCAGTCGACTTCGACAGGCTCCGTAACAAATAGCGCGGTACAGATAAATCAAGGATCATACAGCACACAAGGATTCTCAAGTGGGCATTACTGCAATAGCGGCACTTTGGTGTTTACACCTTTTTATCTTGGCGGTGGCTTTCACCCGGAGTACACAAGAAGTGAAAATTATGGCGCTCAAATCAGTATTAGCATCCCGTTAGACGGAAGAATTACTGAGCTGTGTAAAGAATACGCTCGCAAAAAAATTCAGCAAAAAAGAACCGATATTCTCCTAACTCGTATACGCGAGTGTGTGAACTTGTACGAAAAAGGATATATGGTCAGGCCGGAGAGTCCGTTTTCAGCGATCTGCGACGACGTTGTTCCAATCGCTGCCTACTCCAAGTTTGAGGTTCCTTCCCAAGCTTCCTCTGAACCCGATTGATAACCTGTTTAATAACAGGTTTAAAAGCAGAAACACATTTTTTAAACACGGAGGTCGCTATGAGGGTTGCGCCCACAGAAACAGTGGCAGTCGTCCCTGCTGCTACGAGAATCTCTGGTTTAGGTATGGGTATCTCGAGATTGCCTGGTAAAGATACTGTATTTACAACCTCAGAAGCTTCTATTTCTTTTTCTTCGACCTCAACGATAAAACTATCCAAGTCAGTTCTAAGCGTGCCGATGGCTTTAGTGTGAGAATCTAGAGCAGGCTTAACGGCTTCAACAACATCTTCAACAACGTCCTCAACAATTTTTTCACCTTCTGATTTCTCTGACTCGGGTTTCGGTACTGGTCCCTTTGGAGTCACTTTCGGTAAAGACACCGTAGCTTTGCCCGGACGATACGAAGGCACCAACACCTTCGGATACGTCGGAGCAAGCGGCGTCAAGAAGTCAATAACAGGTTCCGGAAAAGTTTGTATGTCCGGAAGCTTTAAATCAGGGAGTAATAACTCCATAAATATCAGTCACGATCACTCGTATTACGTTCGTCTTTTTTACCGCGTTTTCGTTCTTCTTTATATTTCCTTGCTCGGGTTTTTGCTCGCGTCGATTTACTCATCTCGCCACGGCGATCACCCTTTTCAGTAGCTGTATTAGAACCTTTTTTAAGGTCACCAGACTTCTGAAGTTGTTTTGTAGCAATAGCATAAGCTGCCCCCTTCTTCATATCGGGATTTTCTTTCATAATCGATTTAACTGCGTCTTCCAGAATGGCGGGCATTTGTATGCACTTATAGGACTATATTTATATTGTATCTAACTTTTAGTCATGGCTTTTATTTTAGAAAATTGGTCGAGCATCGTCGGCATCGCAGGCGCAGTGCACCTTTTAGCACTTGCCATCGTTAACGTCACACCGACACCAAAAGACGATGAGCTTTACGGCAAGTTTTACAAAGTAATCGAAATGATTGCTGGTATCGTAACTAAGGTCGCGAAAAAATGATTGAAATCCTTCTAGCCACAATCATTTCGAGCAGCCCTTACGACTGGCAAATGACCTGTGAACAGACGCTAGAGGCCATCGAAACGGTAAAAATGGATCCCTGGTTCGCAAAACCTGAGAACCGACTTCACAGATGGAAATTAATCGAAAAAATGAAGGGACACGGCCCTCCAAACTGCGTACCTGTTGAGGTTTAAGCAGCCTCTGGAAGCAAAAGTGTTCCTTTTTCCATCCAGTTCACAAAAACAGGAGAGGGAGGATCAGGTTCTGTATGCTGGTTAATCCAGCTCAGAATCCTGTCCTCCCTTTCTGGTGTCCAAAATACTTGACCTCGATACCAAACAAACCAATCAAGGTCGCTTTTTTCGAGATTACAGGCCCCACAAGCTCCGATAAGATTCCTTCGGTCTTGTTTACCCCCTCTCGCTCGAGGAATTACATGGTCGAGCGTCGTCGGATGTTTTCGACCGCAGTAAGCGCACTCCGGCCACTCGTCTAAGATACTTCTTCGAAAACGTTTTCTAGCAGACCTTTTTTGTAAACATTGAAGGTTGAAGACTAAGTCGTTTTCGAAGTCGACCATAAACAATGGTGCGGCTTATTTATAGTCTAGGTATAAGTCGGTAATTTTACCGCGCACGGGCGGTCTTGAAGGGATGAAAAGCGAATGCAGCCCAGATGTAATCTTCACCAGTTTGGTTCGCCAACCCACCGTTGTATCGCATTTTAAATCCGTTGCTCAAAATATCAGCAATGGCAGATGTAGCCTCAGCACCGCTTGAGTTTATATACAGATAGCTGTCTGCAACGTTTCCAGTATCTCTTGCTGTGTCAAGAATTATCCAGTCTCTAGCCTGTGTAATACCCTTCAGAAGTAAAAATCTGGGCTTAAATCCACAATACTGGAAGGGACCGTCGGTACTTGAATTGCCTGAAAATTTTCCAAACGCGCTATAACCTTCGACACTTGTGAAGACATAGAAAATGCAATCATTGGTTCCACTTGGGATCCACATAGATGCAGGTGTGCCAGTACCGATTCGGAATATGCTTGAATCCAATGAACTATGAGTACCCCACACAGCACCACTATTTTGTTCAGCGCTGGATAGGTTTGGGATTAAGTAATAACTATCAGTTAGATCCTTATGAAAAACGTACCAATAAATAGTCGAGTCTATGTTTTTACCAATAATGAACTCAGGTTTTTTGTTTAGTCCATGACCCAGTGTTGGCCCACCTGTTAACGATGCCGCAACAGAAGCCTTGACAATCGAGAATCCATAAGATGTATTGGCGCGAACACTAGTAGTGATGCTGCCGTCAGTGTTGCTCACCGTTGACGTTCCAGCGTCCCATGCCCAGGCGACACTACCGCCGCTACCATAGTTAGCGTTATTGTTGTTGCTTGGCATAGTGAAGCCAGCACTATCAAAAGTAAGGCTATTAGCCAAAGTACGACTCGCACGCGTAGTGTTAGGGCTTAATTCCTGATTGTTTCCACGAACGGTGTCAAAAATTTGACCTTCATAAGCGTTAGCACGAGATTTAGTCCAGACCAGATCTGGAGAAAATCCAAGACTTATAGATTGGCTACCGTTATTAGCAGTGAATGTTTTTGCATCAAACGCCGTCGAACCATCGGCAATCGTTGGATCGGGAAGATTCGTAGTGCAGAGACTGAGATATGTTGAGGCTGGCCTATCAGTACCAGCATTTGTGTACTTAAACGGACGTTGGCCAAAGTTCAACGATGCAGACCTAGATGATCCGTTTTGCACTACAGAAGGTAGATACGGACCAGAGGTCAACCCAGTGAATGCTGCAGTACCACTGTTTTGAACAGT